GCAGACGTCTAAGCGTCCGCATTCACTCTGACCCTGAACCCTCTCTCAAAGGAGCAAAGAAATGACCATTCCAGAGCTTGAGTGGCGGACCCTGACTACAGCCGTCAACTCAATCAAGTCACCCAATCAGTTTGTCCGAAAGATGTTGTTCTCCAACCGCGAAGCGGTCGCTACGAACAACATCGACATCGGGCTGATGTCCAAGGGACGCGAGATCGCACCCTTCGTCAAGGAAAACGGCGAAGGTAAGATGGTCGCTGGGTACGACGAGTCGATCCGCACCGTGAAGCCCACGAACATGCGTATCAAGCGTCCGTTCACTCCGTCCGAACTCCTCTACGGTCGTCGTGTCAACACCGCGATCTACGTCGATTCGGGCTCACAGCTCTCCGCTGTTCAACGCCACATCGCTCGTGACCTGCAAGTCATGTCCGACTACGTGACCAACGGCGAGGAGTACCTGTGCTGCATGGCTCTGCAAGGAACCATCTCGTACGTCAACGAGGACCAAGACGCATTCAACGTCGCGTTCCCTCGTTCGGCTGGGCACACCGTCACCCTGTCAACTTTCTGGGACGACGCAACCCCTGCGAACGTCCGGATGGAAGCAGACTTCTTCCTTGCGAAGAAGCTCCTGTCTGACGCAGAAGGCTTGACTGTGACCGACGCGATCTTTGGTGAGGAAGCTACGGCTACCTTCCAAGAGCTTGTCGCCACAGGCGTAGTCAAGGTGCTCGATCAGCGACACGTCATGGCCGGTGAAGTCACCTTCATCGAGCAGTTCAACGACGATGGTGCGATCTACCTCGGCAAAGTCTTCGGTGTCCGATGCTGGGCATACATCCGAACCGCATTGGTGAACGGTGTCTCGACCAGTATGATCCGCTCGAAGTACGTTGAGTTTGTTTCGGTATCGCCCACCTCGGATCGTATCATCTACTACGGCTCCATCCCGGACATGAAGTTGCTCCGAGGCGGCAGCGTCGTAGCTGAACGCTTCTCGAAGTCATGGGAGATCGAAGATCCTTCCTCAATGATGTCACTCTTGCACTCACGACCAATCCCGGTCCCCCGCAAGCCCGACGCTACAGTTTCAATGAAGGTCGTTTCCGGCTAACGCTGGAGAGCCTTCGAGCCACAACTGCATGACGGGGTCTTGATCCCGACCCCGTCATGTTTTTCAAGAACGCACGCCTTTCAACTTAGTAAAAGGAGATCAGACATGGCACAGCAGTTCAAGGTTCTATTCGGAGCCTCGCTAGAGTTCAACAAGAAGCTGTACAGAGGGCCTTGCATCCTCCCCAACGATGTTGCGGAAGCACTCAACAGCAAGATGGCGGGTCGATCGGGCAAGTCGTGCCTCTCCGACGCTATCCAGAACGGATTTGTGATTCCAATGGACTCAGTCCAGCACCACGACGGGGACATCCTCAACGTCGGAGTTCGTCAGAGCGAGACGCCTTTCATCAAGGGTGACACCAACACTGATCCGAAAGCATCGACCCCGAAGGATCTCCTCGTGAGCACCACTCCGGGATCGCCTACACCCCTGCCCATGACTCCTCCCGAGCAGCAGAACGCTGTCAGCTCAGGAGAGACCCTTGGAGGTCCTGTCATCCCGGAGCCCGAGACAATCGAGTCGGAAGGCGAGAAGGTCGCAGGGCAGGGACAGTCCACTGAGCAGGACGCCGATCCTGCAGCAGCTGTCGTAACCAACGGAGTAGACGGCTCGGGCTGGAACCTCCAAGACGAACAGCTTGAAGGACGCGACCTCGACAACCTGAACGTGATGATTGTTGAACGACTGCCTGCAGACGAAGCAGGAGCGTTCGTTCCGTACGAAACCGTAGAGGAAGCCCGTGCCCACCTGCAGGCTGATCTCGTCGAGGACGAAACCGAGTAACCATGACCGACCCTCTCTTTGCCCAAGATCGAGCATCACTTGTGAGCCAGCTCAGGCTGACAGGTGCGGACCACACTGACACGGTGGCAGCTATCGACGCAGCTATTCAAACCGTTGCGTTGAGGTTCTACGATCTTCTGGGCTCAGGGCAGGTAGACCTCATCAAGTCGTACAGCTACTCCGCAGACCCGACGGCAGGAGACAACGAGCGTACGCGACTGAGAGCAGCTGTAGCGGAGGAGAAATGGGTGAGAGCCGAACTCATCCGCAAGCTGCCCATCCTGTTCGTCGCCAATGAGGGCGTCGCTATGGATCAGTGGAATGAGGAGGAGTTGACTCGGGACGGTAAGGGATCGGAAGACGAGATCAGTCGTCTCGAAGCCGAAGGGCTTGAGATGGTTGACATTTTACTCGGTGACTCTGACGGCAGCAGCCTCTCCGCTGAGGCGATAGGCCCAGAGTCCACTCCTGTATACCGACCGGGTCACTCGGTCATCAACACCGACAACAAGAGGTTGGTGGAAGGATGAATCAGTGGCGAGACAATACAGCAAGACCAGAGTGCAGAACTTCATCCGAGACCTCGTCTTGGCAGCCAAGTTCTACCCCATCACGTACGACGGAGACAACGACGACAAAGGAGTTGTCGCAGAAGCAATCCCAGACAACGAGGTCCGACCTCAGAGCGTGGAAGTCAACCAGACGGCAAAGGAGTTTGCGACAGACTCCCGGTACGGACGATCACTCGTGCGTTACCCCGTCGAGTGGACATTCGAGGCAATCATCAAGTTCAACAAAGAAGTTGACTTCGACGATCTTGAAAATGTGCTCAGGCAAGTGCCCACTATTCCACGAGACGAAGCAAATGAACACCCCCAGATTGATCTAGAGGTGTCAGACATAGACTATGATGAACCCACACGTAAGGGATCATCTGGAACCCGAGTCACCATAACGTTTGACGCGAACGTCGAACGAGCATAATCAAGGAGCATCCCAATGGCCGGACCGAACCTAACTGGTAAGCCTCAGACCAAGGACTACAACCTCGGTCGCGGCATTCTTTACTTCGCATTGATCGACGCAGCATCAGGACTGCCCAAGGCTTTCCGAGATCTCGGTAACGCGACGGAGTTCAACCTCTCGACCGAAACCGAAACGCTTGAGCACCAGTCGTCACGTCAGGGCCTCAAGGTCACTGACAAGGAAGTGCCCGTCTCGCAGAAGGTCAACCTGTCGTTGACCCTCGACGAGCTGAACTTCGAGAACCTTGCACTGTTCCTCGCTGGTGAGGTTGCAGGCTCCGATGCGTCGGACACCGCAGGTCACTTGAACCCAACGTACGCAGGCGTCACCGAACGCGAGCTGATCGCTCCGGGCGATGTCGTACTCGGTCGCTGGTATGAACTCCGCGACGGCTCGGGCAACCGATGCTACGACGTGGACAAGGCGAACCTCACCGTCAAGGACGAAGCATCGACCACGTACTCCGAGGGCACGGACTACACCGTGAACGAGGAGATGGGTATGATCTTCCTTGAGACGACTGGGTCGATCGCTGACGGCGGCTCTGACGGCGTGGACTTCATTCTGGCAGTGGATAACTCCGCAGACCAGTACATCCCCGAAGTCAAGGCCCTGACTCAGTCGAGTATTGCAGGTGCCCTCAAGTTCGTCTCAGAGAACCCTGCTGACAGCGACCGCAAGTCCGAGATCCAGTTCCACCAAGTCTCCCTCAAGGCTGAGGGTGATCTGGGCTTGATCTCAGACGAGTTCTCACAGATGACCCTCACAGGTATCGCAGAGAGCAACGCTCTGGCAGATCCCGACTCGCCGATCTGTACAATCCGTCACGTGGTCACGCCACAGACATAAAAAGTTGACGACCTCCGTGCGTTCGAGTGAGCCCGCCTGTATAATCGGGCGGGCTTACTTTTATTCACAAACTTACGAAAAGGATCAGACACATGGCAAATCAAAACGACTGGCGTAGCAAGCTCCCATTTCTTGAAGCAAGCAACGGAGTATCCCGAACAGTAATGGGCACGGACTATCAGTTCTTCCCTGTCTCTGCAGGAAAGCTGTTCAAGCTCAAGAAACTGGCAGGCCCGATCGGTAAGCTCCTTGACTCTCTCCAGAAGAACACCAACTCCACATCCTCCAAGATCTCTCGTATGAATGAGACGGAGACAGAAGGTGCGGTCGAGACCATCGAGACTAATGCTATCGACCCTAAGCTCGAAGAGCAGATGGCTCTGCGTCGTCAGTTCGCTATCACAGAGCTTATCGAAGCACTTACTGACGACCGCAACATTGCAGCTGTAGGTGACTTGCTTATCGACTCTATCAAGGAGACGTTCCCCCGAGGAGATGCAGGCAACCCTTCGGGTGCAGAGTTCATTCAGTCCCTTCCACTTCCAGCACTTGCCGACATGGTCATCGGCGTGGTCGAAGCGAATAAGGAGGTGTTTGGCCCTTTGGGGGGAAAGATCAAGGACGAGATCGAGCAAAGGATGAAGACGAGCTTGACCCCAGATCCAGAGCCCGAGCCAGAGCCCAAGGACGCAGAGGAGGGCGAAAGCAATCATCCACAGCCGACGAACCCAGCGACCCTTGGCTCGATCTCGCCGACTCAATCGAATGGCTCTCAGCAAGAGGTCACTCAATCGAATGGCTCCTGATTCTGGATCTTCCGGAGTTCGATTCGCTGTACACATCAGCAAGGAGGAATGACGCAAGAGATGCACTGCAGAACATGATGATCTCCCGCACGGTGGCTCACGGGGATAAGAACGACATGAAGGATCTGCAGAAAGAACTCGACAAGATCATCGGCGTACGCTCGGGCGACGTCAAAGGCCTTGATGAGTTCCTGAGTTTCGCTGGTACTGGTTTTTAGGGATCTTGGAGATCACCATGACGGTCGATCGCGGAGGACTCCGCTATAACATTGAGGCGACTGATTCGTTCAGCTCCAAGACCACCCGATTCATCTCGGACATCCGGGAGTCTCGCAAGGAACTACTCCTGCTGCAGCGTACTGCACGCAGAGGTGTCGATGTCAAAGGCATGGCTGCTGACCTTCGCAACGCTCGTAAGGAGTCTGCGAAGCTCTCCAAGGACATTGGGAACATCGGACGCGAGACAGGGCTCGTGGGCAAGTCGCTCAAGGAGGAGATCGCTGCACGGAAGCAGATCACCCGCGAAGTCTCTAAGGCAAACGTTGAGACCAAGAAGGCCCGCAGAGAGACAGACCAGCAGTTCCGAACGGTTCGACGCACCATCGGTACGACTCGTGCCCGAGCACGAGCTGAGCGGGAGATCACTCGCTCGATCGACCGTCGAGCTGTTGCCGAACAACGAGCAGCTGCGGCTCTCGAACGCAAAGACCAACTCACGGGCGAGGAGTTCCGCAAGACTCAAGCGGTGACTACTCTTGAAAAGGAACGCCTACGCGAAACCGAGAAGTTGGAGAAGGTGCAGCGTCGTCGTGCAGACGAGGCCATCCGCAACCTCCGCACCGAAGCATCTGTACAGCAGCGAATCGCAGCAGCTCAGCAGCGTTCAGGTGTAGTACAGGGCCTTGCCCGTGAAGGCAGGTTTGACCTGCTCTCGAAGAAAGAGCTTGAAGGACTGGAGACAGGACGCAAGAGGTTCCAATCGCTGACCGATGTTCTGCGTCGATCGGAGAACCGAGCCAACCGAGTGTCGTTTACCTTCCGACGGCTGTTCGGCATCCTCGCAGCGTTCGCGGTCGTTCGTGAGCTGGCTAACGCCTTCTTGCAGACCGTCGGTGCTTTGATCCGGGTCAATGCCGAAGTGGAGCAGGCCCAGCTGGGTATTGCATCTCTGCTTCTCGCTACAGCGAACGTACGCAACCCCTTCGGCGATGCTGTAGACAGTGCGGAAGGTCTCGTGCTGGCTCAGAAGGAAGCTCGTCGTCAAACAGATCTGCTTCGTCAGGATGCTCTGCGAACTACTGCAACGTTCCGCACGTTGCTCGATACATTCCAAGTCGCCATCGCTCCGGGTCTCGCGTCAGGTCTGGACATCGACGAGGTCCGTGCGTTCACTGTTCAGATCTCTCAGGCAGCGTCAGCGATCGGACTGCAGCAGAACCAGCTCGCAGAAGAAATCCGCTCCATCCTGCAGGGCACGATTCAGGCACGAACTACCCGAATCGCTGTCTCTCTGGGCATCACCAACGAAGACATCCGCAACGCTAAGGAGGCGGGTGTACTCGCTGCGTTCCTCGAAGATCGTTTCATCGCATTCAACGAAGCAGGCAAGGCCAGCTTTGAGACCTTCAACGGTCTGGTGGCTCGTATCCAAGACGGCTTCGAGCTGCTGCTCACCTCCGGTGGTGTTGAGTTCTTCGATGAGTTGAAGGGTGCAGCTCTTGAGCTGTTCCAGCTGCTCACAAACTCTGATGATCTGACAGGTGCGATCACTCCAGATCCCGGAGCGGTCAAAGTGGTCCAAGCGATCGCGGGGGGTCTCGCATCAGCTCTGCGTTCAGCTGTGGGAATCACTCGATCATTGTCGCTGAATGAAGTTCTGGGAGCTGCCCGATCTTTCGGCACGATTCTTGCCACCGCAGCTCAAGTAGCTGTTGGACTGGTGGAAGGTCTTGTGCAGGGGTTCAGTATCATCGGAGCTGCAGCTGGTGAGGTGCTCGACATCGTCAAGGACATCTTCGGCATCACAGACGGCGACAGTATCCGGGACATCGTCAGACAGGTCACAACTCTTGCAGTGGTGATGCTCGGAATCCAGATCGCTGTGAGCTTCATCAACGGGCTGCTTGCTCTATCGACCACTCTGCTCAGTATTCTCATCGCTCCGTTGACTGCAATCCTCGGATTGGTAACAGCCATTCAGGTTCTGTTGGCTCCAGTCAACCTCGCTATCTTGTTGGTCTTCTTGAAGATCGTTGCGATCGTTGCGATCGTCGCTCTCATCACTGAGGGATTCCGTCGCCTGCTCTCCAGCGTAGCAGGAGTGAACCTCAAGCTGTCTACGTTCGCTAAGATCCTAGCTGTCGGAGTATACGCTACAGTCAAACGTGTAGGCATCGCGTTCCGTCGCATCGGCTTCTACATTCAATCCGGCTTCACGGCTGCCATCCTCGCAGTTGGTGCCCTGATGTCAGAGGTGCTTCTAGGCCCACTGGTCACGGCTGCCTCGATCCTTGAGAAGCTGGGAGTTATCAGCAAGCAGAGCTTGGATGACATCAAACAGGTCCAAGAGTTTCTAGGCAAGAAGCTCGGCGAGGAGATCGACAACAGCACCGAGAAGGCAGAGCAGTTCAGGAAGGAGATCGCGGATCTCAAGACTGAGACCGAAGGACTGTTGACCGCTGTGCTCCTCGGAGCTGACGACGACCCCACAGTCGGCGACGCTGCATCGGACATCCTCAATCGAATCACAGGAGGCATTGGGGACGCTCTCAGCGAGTCCGTGTTCGGAGACCTCCTCGGAACCGGAGGAGCACTCGCACAGGCAGGGCAGGAAGCTCAGACGCTCTCCGGGGCGTTCGATGATCTTGCCCCTAGTGCCCGCAGAGCTGTGACTACTCTGGAGTCGCTGTCCGAGATCTCCAAGAAGATCCGTGACGACACCAGAGAGACCGCTGACCAGCTCGCACAGACTCAAGCGACTCTGGGCCTGTCCGGAGGAGCTGAATCCCTCACGACGGCAGCGTTCCAATCCCAGATCCGTGTGCGGGAGGATGCGAAGAAGATCGACGAGGACATCAAGAACCTCCAAGACCAGATCGCTCAAGCGTCACGGAACCGACTCGTTGCTGAGGGACGTATCCTTGAGCTGTCTGCGGACCAGCGGGACTTCTTGACGGACGTTGAGTCGAAGGTCCGCGAGATCCAGCAGATCGAATCCAGAGGCTTCCAGATCGACAAGCAGCGTGCAATCGCTCGTGCAGCTCTGGCTAAGGCAACGGAGGAAGGTCTCGTAGGATCTATCGCTGAGGCACGCGAGAACCTTGAGGGTATCGAGGACGAGCTTTCCGCATCACGTGAAGCCCTCGCGTTGTCTCGTGGAGATCTCGATGCACTGGGAGACCTGTCAGAGCAGTATGGGCTCAACATCGAGGAGGTGCGGAAGCTGATCGGCGATCGCATCGAACTCGCAGGAGAGGAGAAGGGACTCCTTGACGACCTCAATACCTCACTCGATCAACGGAAGCTGCTCGAACAGCAGATCTCCAACATCCTTGCACAGCGTCAAGCCTCGATCGCAACCGAGGCAGCGTTCAGTCTGCAGCAAGACAACAGGCAGCAGGCTCTGGAGCTGTCGCAGAAGATCCTCGACTTTGAGAACAGGAACGCAGACGTAGGCGAGGCCCAGCTCGAAAACGCTCGTCTCCGTGTTATCACAGAACAGCAGCGTCTTGACATCATCCGAGAGCAGGGCCAGCGTTCAATCAATGCCCTGACTGAGCAGCGTGAACGTACGACGCTCGCCATCCAAGAGCTTGAGCGTCTTCGGGATCTCGCGGAGTCGGATCAGCAGCGAGCCGCTTTCCAGACGCAGATCAACACGCAAAAGCAGAGTGAAGCAGCGATCTCGCAGCTGATCGACGCAACGCAAGATCAGATCAACTTGAAGCTCGCGGAAGGGAACATCCTTCTGGCTCAGGCTGCCGAGGAAGCTGAGCGAGTTCGCAACGGTCTGGAGCGTCCTCTGCAGCAAGGCCTGCTCGACGGCATTCGTAACTTCGTGCTCGAAGTGCAGCCGTTGTTCGTGCAGATCAGCGAGATCGCCAAGGGAGCACTGCAGGACGTTGGACGTGTTGGCTCGCAGGTCATCGCGGACATCTTCGACCCGAGTAAGAACGTGAACCTGCGTCAAGCAGTGGGACGAACACTGCTCGGCATTGGTCAGCAGATCGTTCAGTCATTGATCTCCACCCTGCTCGCTCGATTGCTTGCAGTGTTCGTCGTTGAGCAAACGTTCGAGGCGACCAAGGCAGCAAACAACGCAGCGATCATTGCGGGCTGGACAGCTGTAGGCATTCAGTGGCAAGGCATCTCGAACAAGCTCCTGCTCGCTGCGGTTCTTCTCGCTTCATCAGGTGGTGCAGGTTTCGCTGCAGGCGGTCCTATCGGACGAGCTGACGGAGGACCTATGCCTACAGGTCGCTCAGCTCCGAAGGCTCCCAAGGGTTTGCATCCATCGGACAAGATTCCGATCTGGGCTGCCAAGGATGAGTTTATGATCCGGGCAAGCTCGGCTCTGCGTTACGGGCATGACGTGATGCAGGCAATCAATCATGGCCTCGTCAACCCTATGGCACTCCGAGCACTGGTAGGAACGGGCACTGTTCATCGACAAGTTAGCCAGATGCCTAAGCGTGGTTTAGTTTCTGGCGGTCCGGTCTCTGCGTCGTCTACGGCAGCTGATACAACTACCTTCGAGGGACAGGGACTTGACACAGCTCCTACTCCCGCCTATCTTGTAGCTGATGAGCAAGCTCTTGAGATGCTTCTCGCTAACGAGCAGGTGCTCACACGCAAGCTGGATGAGCTTGGATACCAGAGAGGATCATAATGCCAACTCAACTAGATCCTCCCGGAGATTTCAATAACCCTTGGAACGTCACAGAGCCGGGGTACTTTCTTCGTGCCAACTGGAGACTTCCCATCACAGTCACGACAGGCTGGAGCACTTCTATCGTGCCCAACCAGAATGACGGTGAGGCTCGTCGAGGGTTGATCGGAAAGCCTACTCGGTCGTGCTCGGCTTCTCTGCTCGCTGCAGATCAGGACGAAGCGTCGAAGGCCCTCAGCATCCAGCAGAACGCAGGGTTCTCTCGTCAGTTGTTTCCCCTGTACTCCGATCAGGTCAAGACCAATCAATCGTACTCAGAGACCTTCACTCTGCACATCCATTCTGACTATGACCTGAGCATGTATCGCTTCGAGGAAGATCAGTATCTGATCGTGTTCAATCCCAACACTCGTGAGTTTGCTTTTAGAAACATTCACGAGATCAACTACGGATTGAATCGAATCACCTTCCTCCAAGCACTCACGATGGACATTGACGAAGACACACTGATCTTCCCAACAATTCAATCTCGCATTCAGCTCAAGACATCGACCAACGCCATCTCCGACAGAGTGCTGTCGTTCACCTCCAGAGGAGATGAGCTTCCCGGAGATTGGACAGTCGAGCCGTCGCAGGCTCCCAACACCACTCCCGCAGGATTCAGCGAGTACAACGGGCAACCTATCTTCCCCTTCACTCCCAACTTTAGATCCTCTACCAAGATCGAGTATGTCCGAACAGGCAAGTTCTCCCCTGTAGGAAACACTCAGATCGCTTCGGTGTATGGAGAGCGGATGCGTCAGGCCCGCAACTTCAAGATGCTTTTCGACAATCGTGCAGAGTTCTGGGACCTGCTCAAGCTGTTCGATTCGCGTGCGGGACGCACCTACTCGTGGTGGCTGCCATCGTTCACTGACGAATATGCTGTGACGGAGTTCACTGCAACCGGGATCAAGGTCAAGGCGTTTGGCCCGGAGGAAGACTGGAACATGCGTCCGTATGTTTCGCTTACCCTGCTCGACGGATCTGTCGAGATTCGAGAGATCGACTCTATCTCTACCACGCCCAATGAAGATGAGCTGATCTTCACGGATGGTGCTTTCACCGAGACAGATCTCTCCAACGTGCTCCGCTGTGGGTTCGCTCAGCATGTCCGATTCAGCAAGGACTCGATGGTCGAGAGATGGGTCACAGAGACCGTCGTAGAAGCTCAGGTGCAGACTGTAGAGGTGATCGAGGAGAAGACGATCTTGCTCGCGGATCTCCCCGAATCAACGACTACTGCGGTCTCGACCAAATACACTCCTCAATCGTGCGACACTGACCCTCCCTGCGATCCTATCTGCTTCGAGTGTGCAAACTGCTTCATGTCCACGAACACTAAACTGGCTCTGGACATCGTGGAAGTTGTCGCCAACGCGACAAACAACGGGCTCGACGCATCGTTCGGAAACTACTTGACGCAGAATACCCCGTTCGAGGTTCCCTTCTCTGAGGTAGACAACGGATACATAGTATTCCGAACTACTCTGGAGCAGTCGTCCGGCAGGACTATGGACGTAATGATTCGCTACGACTGTACTCTCGGACTGTGGCAGTGGGAGTACACGATTGATCTAGGCACTCCTAAGACGTTCAGAGCGTGCGGCAACTGTCTTGCAGGGGGAGCATCTGCAGGGGTGGATGGGTGCAGCAACTTCAACCTAGGCAGCGAGAGCATTTTCATTGACGACTGCTGGAACACTACCCGGATAGACTCGGGCACGATCGGGAACGGCTGGAGGATCGACGACAATGGACGAGGATGTAACGGCATCGCAGGATGGAAGGACCACACCAGCGGAACATTCTCAAATACAGGACTCTCAGCAACGAAGTCTGCAATCCAATGGGGCATTCGAGGGGAGTGGTCGGTAGATAGCGATCTGCAGTGCTGCCAAGATTATCAGAATCAAGATGCCCCGTGCATTCCCTGTGGTGGGGGCGGCATCTTGGGACTGTTGAACTGCGGGGACACTCTCACTGTAGCTGCCGACTGCCCCCCAATACTCTTGGGGACTTCTGGAGGAAGCTGTAACGGATGCCCCATCATCATCTTCAACGTGGGGCCTTCGTGCTCGTGCTGTACTTCTGACGAGACAGATTGCGACTGCCTCCTGATTACAATGGACCCCGGCTGCCTATACGAGTGCGGTTCGGAAGACTGCCCGAGGGAGGTCCTATGAGCGTAACCGTCTCCAACACTCTCAGAGAGGACATGGTAGATGTCAATGGCAAGAAGCGATTTACTCTCAATGTGCTCTCTGCTGGAAAGTGCCCACACCTCCGAAGAACAGGCGTCGCTGGTCGAGAACTCTTTTGCAGCTATGCGAGCGAGCAACTGGGCCTTGAAGTCATCACCACAGGAGTCAGGTGCCGACATTCATGCGATTCGATTGGAGGGCCTAAGAACGGACGCGAGATCTCGGAATCTCAACGGGAAGGGTTCCTGAGCGACTGCATGTCGATGTACTATCGCACGTGGAACCCGATCAGGTCGATCGACAAGTACATCTACAAGATGATTGGTGATCCCGTCTACGCCTACCCAGAAGAAGCCACGCTGATCGCCCAAGAGACTGTGCATCTTCTCGACCATCCTCTGATTGAATCCGTTGCAATGGTTGGTTCTGTCATCTACGCCAACGTTGAGCATCCCGTCAGAGACTTCGACCTAGCCATCGTGGTCAACGACATGGACGAGTTCTTGAAACAACGCGACTCTATCCGTGAGCTGCTGCCCCAGATCGGAGGCAAGAAAACGGACTGGTTCGCAGTCACCTCTCTCAACAGCACGCTTGTAGCTATCGACGTGTTCTCCAAGGAGCTACACACTCCGTACAAGTATCCGTACAGTGTCAAGGGAGAGCTGAAAGTAACACAGGGGTTCCTCTACACTGAATGGCAGCATAGCTTCCAAGCACTCATCGACTCAGCACTCAAGAAGCCTGAATCGGTCAAAGAGCTGGCGGGTGCTGCTCTGGACTGGGAGAAGAACAAACCGCTCTGGAAGAAAGCTATCGAGTTCACTAAGTCAGTTGCGTCAGGCAGAGGAGTAGACGATGAGGTATACGCTAAGAGGCATGTATCATGTCATGGGACAACGCCGGACGGAGAGAGGGTTGGAGATCCGTGTACGCATCGTCGTCGATCGAAAAGAGATGGGTACTACTGCTCGATTTGCGGATGCGGTGATAAGAAGATTGCGTCGCTGTCTCCAGATCCTGAAACCGGCAAGTCAAAGCTGCAGTTCGTAGAGCTGACCTGCCCAATGAAGAAAGAAGGGTTCTCAAATGCCTCAGACAACACTTGAGACTTCTGCAGCGGCTCAGTACGCAGTGCTCGTGACTTTATCGTGGAGCAACCTGCCGACCGCAGGCGACGCTGTTACATACAAACGCTACACCAACTGGACGAGCGATCTCGACATCAACGGGGACGCTTCCGAGGTGTTCGAGTCTACGCCCACCCTTCAAGTCGATCTCGGAGAGATTCACGGAGGCACCGAGGACAAGCACGGGAAGATGACTATCGGCAGAGACAGTGAGCCCTTCGATGTTCTTCGCAAGGGCTTGATCCATCCCAGCGTCTCAATCGTCGTCGAGCACCTAGACCCAACAAACATGCTCGCCACCCGAAGAAAGCTGTTCACGGGTCAGCTCGGGAAGATCCACGCGAACCCTGCTGGGAAGACGTCTCTGGTCCGCTCAGAGCTGCTGGGCATCAAGGACCCCCTCAAGGGTCTCAAGGTGGGCTATGCCATGACTCCGTCGTGTCAGCTGCCCTTCGGAGGACCTATCTGCGGCTATGACAAGGAAGCTACCAAGCAGGTAGGCACCGTGCTCGCTGTGGGATCTCCTCGACGAGTCTCCATCCAGTTGAGCGTCGGCAACGGCACCTCCCCCAACGAGCGATTCCGTCGAGGCAAGATCATGGTTGCGGGCATGTCTCTGGCTATTCGACAGAGTTACGACGACGGGTTCTTCGACACATTCAGGACTCCCCCAGAGTGGATCGTGGGTAAGGACGTATGGTTGTATGAGGGCTGTGACAAACAGCTGTCCACCTGTCGTGTCTTTGACCGAGAGGAGAGCTTCGTAGGTCTGGGGATCAAGATCCCATCCAGAAACCCTGTGTTCGGTGCAGGGGAATGAGAGATCACGAGCCCATCACCATCAAAGAGTGGAGATCTCTGCCCGAGGAGCAAGAGACTGCGGTGCGTCGCGTAGTCCGAGAATGGGAAGGTACTCCGTATGTAGATCTCCACAGGATCAAAGGCATGGGGGTTGATTGCTTCCAGCTCGTAGCTGCGTTCCTAGACGATCTGCACGGATCTCCTCCCGGCACTACCAAGCTGCCTCGTCACTGTGCGACGACTGCTCGATTCCGTCCAGACATTGCAGCTCCCGCGATCAGGAACCTCGTCAAGTCCTACGAAGGCTGCGACATCATCAGGGATGGAACAATCGAACCCGGAGACATTGTGGTGTCTAGGTCCATCTTGGAGGAGGACGGGCACCTTTACGAAGGACATGCTATGATTGCAACAGCGGAGGAGTGGTCTTTGCTTCACGCGATCAGGCCCCGCACCTGCAGAACCACTTGCGAAGATAGAGAGATCGTTACGGTATACCGATCGAGAGGCAAACACTTATGGTCCTAACACTGACAACAACCGCAGCTGAACAGCTACCAGAGGTCCAAACTGCAGGGCTGACCATCGGTTTGTTGATCGTGGCGGCTGTCAGTATCTTGTTTCTCAGCCGACTGCTCTTGCAGACTGGAACCACTGAGCAATCCTTTCAGGAAGACGACACGCCTACATCCCTGTCCTCTCGCGGGGTGTACATCAATACTGTCATCGGTCGCAGACGGGTAGGAGCTGCGTTCGGGTGGGCAGGGTTCCGCTTCACCGTCGAGGAGGTTGTAGGATCTGTCGGCGGCGGCGGCAAGGGAGGTGGTCCGGGTCCCAGCGGCGGCAACATCACTCAAACAGTCTACTTCGAGGACGGATGGCACGTCCTGTGCATGGGTCCAGCGAGCACTCTGCACGCGATCCACGAGAATGGCAAGAACATCCTGCCCAATCCCATCTCGAAGTCCTCGACGCCCAACGGTTCCACCATCACAACCGACGTCGGCAAGTTCTCAATCTACTGGGGAGATCCGGACCAGCCTGTGAACTTCGAGCTTGCTGCACGCATCGGCGTTGCGAGCCGCTGGCCTTATGTTTGCTACGTGCTCTGGAAAGAGAAGCGGAATGGTACGGGCCCAACATGGGCTCAGCTTGAGTATGACATCTCCGCGATGGACTGTGTTGAAAACCCTGACATCGTCGGCTCCTTCGAGCCCGTGCTCGCAGATCCTGTCACTGATGCTTTCGGCATGAACCCCGCAGCGATCCTCTACCAGCTCATCACAGCCGACTTCCCTCACGGTGCAGGCTACGACGCAGATCTGCTCGACTTCGACTCTCTCGAAGCTCTGGGGCTCCTGATGGAGACTGAGGGGCTTGCTATGAACCTGCACCTGCGAGAAGGCAACAACGACATCGACCGATGGATTCAGTCGATCTTGCTCGATGCAGGCACCCTGATCGTCGATCACCCAGAAGGACGACTGCAGCTGCCTTCACTCCGCGAGCCGTCAGGGACCTTGCCAGTGGTTGATGGTCAGTTCCAGACACAGCCCGAGGTCGAGGTCGAGGTCGTTCCATTCGACAGCGTCGGCCAGATCAACCGGGTTATCTTTCAGTTCAAGGACAAGCTCCTGAACTACCGGGATAACACGGTCGAGTTCGGTGACGATGGCGTCGCCGAGGAGGTCGGTGCATACCGAACCACCAAGCTGCGAATCCCCACTGTCACAAGCAAGCAGGTCGCACGTCGGATCGCAAACCGTCGAGCCTCCGAAGCGATCGGGGATCTATCGAACATCAAGTACACGGTAGTCCGAGGGGCGACGATGCTCCTGCCCGGACAGGTGTTCGAGGACGAAGAAGGCAGAGTCGTTCGTGTCCTCTCCAAGCAGCTCAAGACCGCCTCATCTATCGCGGTGCTCGATACAATGCTCGACACCTACGGACTGCCTCTGCTCTCAGATACCGATGACGACGACCTCGACAACAATCAGAACACTGCGAGCAAGGACAACTTCTTCACGTTCTTCGAGGTGCCTGCATCAGTGGGGGGCACTGGTTCGATCGCTGTGGCGGTCGTCCGCTCTCGCAAGAACCGCAGGCAGGCCGGTGCGTTTGTTCACGCGAGCATCGACGACGAGGTCTCGTTCTTCACGCTCGGCAACCAGAACCCTGCAGCTGCGGGATTCACACTGGTCGATGCGATCGCGGTCGATGCAGGCCCAGACTTGATCGAAGAAGGTCCGGTCATGCAAGGCGTGGACTTCGATGCGGTCGAGGTTGTGAATCTCGCTGATCAAACAGCCGAGTGGCAGAACGGTCGTCAGCTGATGATCGTCGAAGACACTTCGGGCAGCATCGAAGTGTTCTTCGTCCGAGAGATCGCTATCCAGTCCGAAACAGTGTGGCAGGCGAGCACGCTCTACAACGTCGGCGACTACGTCATTCCTTCTGCTCTGCAGGCGACTGGTCTGCGGTACAAGTGTACGAATGCAACAGGGACGCAGCTCTCAGACACAGCTGAACCTGTGTGGCCTACCTTGACCGGAGTTTCTGTAGCGGATAACGAAGTTTCTTGGATGGCTGAGCAGTTCCAGTACCAAGCCAAGGGATTGATCCGTGCCCGCTACGGTACTCCGCTTCGAGCGTTCGCGGCTGACGACAAGGTCTGGATCATCGAGACCACACGACTGACTCTGCTCCGCAGCTTGTCGCTGCTGACTCCGGGCGAGACCTTGTGTGTTCGTACTCAACCGTTCACTTCCTCGGAACAGGTGAACATCGACAACGTAACCTCCGTGTGTAAGGTCTTGACAGGAGACGCTGTCTCTGCCGAGGGTGAATCATTCCTCATCACAGGCGACGGAGAGTCGATCGTGACAAACATCGGCGATCGCATAATCATAAAGGACGACTGATATGGCAACCAAAGAAGTAAAAGACCTCATAGATGGAGCACCTACAGCACTCGGAGGTGACGGCTCGCTCAACATCGAATCTCAGCTCATGTTCCAGAACCCGGACGGGACCACCCGAAAGGTGTCGGTCAAGCACCTCCTCGGGTTCCTCGGCATCAACGTCGGCACAGAGAGCGAGATCACTGCGGTCATCGCGTCTCGCTCTGAGCCCATGACAGGCTTCGTGACGAACGCATTGAAGTCCAACCACGTCGAGGGCTCTGGAACATTCGCTGAGACCGCAGGAACAGGCACAGGGCTTCTCGCTCAGTGGCAGTCCTCGTCGGATGCTGAGGGCGTAGACGACGGCTCTGACGTCACTACATAAGCCTCTCTCCTCAGATTCCCCCGTGCTTGCGAGAAGCCCCGTCTGATCCGCTTGCTTGCACGGGGGATCTTTATGTGCTATCATTGGGCGTACGCCTTACGGCATAGAACAGCTCCCAATAACACCCAAGAGGAACAGACACATGGACACACCATCAGCAAACCCACTCGCTCAAGGCAAGCCAATCGAGACCGTCATGGACAAGGGGTGTATCTGCCCGTTTACCTTCGCGGACAAGTCGGAGGGCTACAGCGTCTACGACGCCGAGGGCGTTCGCAAGAGCAAGCACAAGTTCAAGCCCGATGAAAACATCGACAAGGTCGCCGAGAAAATGGGCGTCCCGATCAAGATGACCCCTCCCGGAGCGAATCAACGTAAGGGGGCAAGGCCGAACGTCAAGTAAGCCTCGCGTCCATAAATCAACTCAACCTCAACTGGAGATATAATCATGGCATCATGGAGAACCACACTCCTCGGAATCATCGCAGGGCTCATGCTTCTGCTTCCTCAGATCGGAGCCGTCATCGACGACAATCCCGAGACCAATCCAGAGTACACTCAGATCATGGCGGCGTTGGCTGCTATGGGATTGGGGGTGCAGGCACGAGACAACGGTGTCAGCTCTGAACAGGCCAAAGCGAACAAGAATCGGTATTGAACCACTTTCCGAATCTCTCTCTTTCTCTCTCGGGCGGGTCGCTAAGACCCGCCTTCTTTCTTTTTGCGAGCG